CTAAATCCATTCAATAGTGACTTGTTCTCCATCAATGTAGATTTTATTGATTATTGATTTAAGATATATTTGCTTTTCTCTGAATTCTAACGAGTCGAAATCTACAGTAGCTAATTCTGCTAATGATTCCTGCACTTTCTTGTTTCTCTTCAATTCCTTGTTCGCTTCTATTTGCGAGTTATAGTAATTAATTTGCGCATCTATATCCGCCATCATTTTATCCAGTTCAGCAACTTCATAAGTGCCGTTTATATATAAATCGAATAACCTTTTTTTCTTTGAATGTTCTGTTTTAAGCTTTTCAGTTATACTATCTAATTCATCTTCTTTATCTAAATTTCTAGAAGCGAAACTATAGTTATTCACGCGATCAATAATTAATTCCTCGAGTTTGTCAGCTCTCCAAATTTTATTTCCGCATTTTTCTAGTTCATGAGTATGTTTGTAAGTCTTGCAACTATAATATCTATAATGATATTTTTTTCCTCGCGATACTGTATCTTTCGCGCGATGCACATAGCCCAATCCGCACTTTTCGCAAACTATCAAATTATTCAATAGTGATGATGATTCTTTATTCATATTCGGGTTCTTACCCATGCGAGAAAATATTTCTTGAACTCTGTAAAATTGTTCCTCTGAAATTATAGCTTCGTGAACACCTTTGACATGAACTTTGTCACTATAGGATACATAACCAATATACAGGTCGTTCATTAGCCATTTATTATAGCTACTATATGATTTTACTTTGAAACCTAGTTCTTTCAATCTCTTTTGTAAAAAAGTAATACTTTTCTCTTCTTCGAAAATATCATAAATCAATTGTAAATGTTTTGCTTCTTCCTCGTTAATATATAATTTTGTATCAACTACATTATAACCAAAAGTGCGCCCTTTAGCGGTCGTGAGCGGAAGTCCAGACTCTACACGCTTAATTTTCCCCATCACCATGCGATCTCGTATTGTTTCGCGTTCTAATTGCGCGAACACGGACAATATACCAATCATTGCACGACCGAAAGGTGAACTTGTATCTAATGTTTCTGACAAACTAACAAACTCGACATTGTTTTTTAAGAAGTATTCTTCAATAAGCGTTATCGTATCTCTTTGTGAGCGGGAAAGTCTATCTAATCGATAAACAACAACTGCATCTATTTCATGCAATTTACTTAACATCTCATTCAGCGCCGGACGATTCATGTTTGAACCGCTGTATCCGCCGTCAATAAAAATATCGTATACATCCCAGTCCTTTGAGCGGCACAAAGCCGTTAGCTTTTCAGTTTGCGCTTGAATGGAGTAGTTTTCTATTTGTTCTTGAGTAGATACTCTTATATAGATAGCCGCTTTCATTCTCATTCTCCTCTCGCACATATGTTCTTTTTTTGGTAAAAAAAAGGAGCAACCCTTTAAAGAGTTACTCCTTTTGTTGGACGTTAAGTCCTCCAGTTTTAAAAAAATAGGTGGGCGCTTATGTCCCTCAGTAACTACATATTATCAAAGTCATATATAATTGTCAAAACTATCTATTTCATTGAGCTAATTCAGCAATTATTTCTTTTTTCTTAGAGAAGGGAATGACTTTAATATTATCATATTCAAGAAGATGAAGAATATCTGGTGTTATTTCTTTTTCTTGATCATTTATAAAGGCATAAAATTTAGATGGTCTATTCAAAACCTCAGCAGTGTTTTTAACATCAGCTGTTAAAGCCTTTGCGTACATTTCGTTATTGGGAACATTCAAAGTTTTAATTAACTTATCTGGAATATTTTTAATACCGGGTATTGAAAATTCAAACTTATGGGTCATTCCAGAGTTTCCAACAAAATTAGCATTTTGAAAAGCTCTTATATTATTTTTTTCCAAGAACTTGGCAACATCTTCAAAAAAGATACCTTTCACTGTCTTTTTCCCTAGCATAAACATGTCATTTGTAAAAAGCATTGCCTGTAATAACCTATGTTTATGATGAGGAAAATCTTTGACATTTGTTTTGATGGAGAGATCTGAATCTTTTAAATTAACGCCATAAGAGTTTAAATGTTTTTTCAATAACTCTGTCTTTTTAGGTGAAGCAATAATATCTACCCCTGACGATTCTAAGTCGTCTAAAACATAACCGCCATCTGTTAAGACGATATTATTATTACTGTCAATAAGAGCATATAAAATAAGGCTATCATTATGCCTATCAAAAAATGGTGTATCAATTCTTATTACGCCAGAGTTAATATCCTTATAAGCGAATTTTTTAACTATCCAATTATTATATATAGTTTTTAAGTCTTCGCTCCCTAGCATAATACCACCTCAATTCAATTTACTTAATATTATTATACACTAAAAACTGCTCTAATGCTGTGAAAATAGAGTACAAATCATTAATTTCAGAAGGAAGCGGATAGGCATAAGCATCTTTAGGGTAATCGGAGTTTTTGTATATATGGATATGGTTTTGTTGTACTATTGTATTGTCTGGGTTTCTATGAGTGCCATTGTTTATATCTATTCTAATTAAATGCTCATTGTTATTAACGAATCTTAGATGTATGCTAAATCTTTGCGAATCATACGGGTGTCTATATCTATGTAATTTATATTCAATGTCATCATAAACGCCTAGAGTTATCGTATCGTCTTTAATTTTCCCAAATTCAGGCATTTCTACTGGTATTTCTTGCTTGAGTATTTTTATAGACTTTATTAACTGTTGAACTTCATTGTCATCTAAATAGTTTAAATCATATTGCAATTCCTTCAATCCCTCTTTTTCCATAGCGCTCACTCCAATATTTTTCTGTAAAAAGAAAAGCCCGGAGGCTTTCTTTAGTTATATGTTTTTTAAACCATAAGGCATCATTTCTTTTGCTTTAGAGTTTAAATTTCTTTTCTTATTAAGCTCTTTTTTATATAAATCAAAGTCTTTTTGAACGTACGCAAGTTTGCTGGCGAGGTCATATGCTTTGTTAGAGTATTTTTTTAGATTATTTTGATCTAATATTATAGTTTTATTGTATGTTCCACTATCCATTAATAAGGAATATAGTTTGTCTAGCTCTTTATTATCGATCGATGATATATCAAAAGATTTGTTACTTGTTTCTTTAGCGTATTCAAAAACTGCTTTTTCTTCTTTTGATAATCCCTTACCCCATTCAGATGTATAAACCTGTGTGTACCATACTGTAAATCCAATTCCGATAATAATCAATAAACAAATTAACCAAAACCACCATTTTTTTATAATAGACATATTGTATCTCCTTTATTCCCCATATCCTAAATTGTTCATTTGCTCTATATAATTAGTTTTAGCATCATTGTAATTATCTGAGAAGGTATTAAAATTCCCAGAAGGTTCTTTGGCTAAATTAACAAACTTCATAAGTGATTTATAGTAAGAATCTACTTCATTAAACTCGCTTTCGGTTTCTGATGTCACATTATTTTTAAGATCATTATATTCGTCTTTCACTGTATCTATGCTAGTTTCTAAATTAGATTCAGTGCCATCAAATATATTTTTTGTATTTTGCGCCTGTAGAGCTTTGTTGAAATCTGTGTAGGTTTTACCATCTATTTTGACACTTTCATTATAGATTGTGTCACTCCATACATTATAGTATTTATTTCCAATTGTTTCCGCATCAGAAGCAAGAGAAGTAGAGTCATCCTTAAATGATTTAATAGTATCTTTAAATATTATTTTCTTTTTTTGTTTATCCTCTTTTTCTTTCTTAGCGGCAGCTATTTTCGCATCATGCTCTTTCTTTATTTGCACCTGATTATAAATAAAAAAAGATGCGCCAGCTATAATTAAAACTAAAATAAGCGATCCAACAATATATACTACCTTTTTTGGTATAGTCATTCTCTCGTTCTCCCTTTATAAATATTTTCTCATTTCCTCTGGCAATCCATAGTAATTGATGATCTTATCTTTCGTATCAATACCGTTTTCTAAGTGACTCCCGTCAATTAATAATTGTGTAGCAAAAAAGTTCGCTTCTTTTTCAACCTTCCATTCAGAAATAATAGTTTGTTTTGAAAGCTGAGGTGTATTTTCGTTTGGATGGATTAATGCGTGGCATAATTCATGCGCACAAGTAAATAATTGCCTTTTTTCCGGGAAGAAATCATTCAAGTGGATCATCTTAATTCTATTCACTCTATTATAATAACCATAAACTTCTCCTAAGTCTTCCTTTAAAACAAGAATTCGCTTTTCTTTTGCAATGATAAAGGGATTTCTTGTTTCGTGAATGTTAACAAGTTTTTTTATCTGTTGTTGTATATATTCACTCATCTCCATATTATCCCACCTAATTTAATTTCGATATTTTTTAGGAGTAAATCGCTTCTTAGATTCTTCTTTTGCAATCCTTAACGAATTTTCAAGAGACATAATTAATAGTTTTTTTGTATTTTCATCCATTTCTCCATCTTCTTTCGAGTAAGCAAAGGCGTCTGAATTAGACAGATCGTCAATCATTTTTTGAAGATCTTTTTGAATACTTCGTTCGTCCTTGTCATTCAATTCCCAATAATGTTTTTTATCTGTTTCACCTAATATATATGAGCGTGATACTCCGTAATATTCAGCTAGTTTTTTCAGCATTTCGTAATCGGGTTCTCTTTTATTTCTTTCATAATTAGAAAGATTTTCTCTTTTTATATTCAAATCATCAGCTACTTTTTGCTGAGTTAGATTTTTGTTTTCGCGTAATGAACGTAATCTTTCACCGAACATATAATCGCCTCCTGTACTCACAATGATATAGTAACTTTGTGTTACGTTCAATTAAAATCTCAATATGTAAAAAAAAGTTACAATTATCTCTTGACGTAACGTAAAGTTACGTGTATATTAATATATATAAAGTAACATAAAGTTACGAAAGAGGGTGAGCATTTTATGAGTAATAACCTTAAAGAACTAAGGGGAGAGAGAAGTAAAGCAAGTGTAGCAAGGTCTTTGGGGATAACGCCACAACATCTTGGATATATAGAAGATGGATCTAGAAATCCGTCCTTAACACTGATGTTTAATATTGCAAAGTTATACAATAGAAAGGTAGATGAAATTTTTTTTGATAGAGTTGTAACAAAAAGTCACGAAAAAGTTTGAGAAAAGGCTTAGAAGAAATTTATCCGCCGCTAGATACTAATAACAGCGGATATGTAGTTTATTTGTTAAAAGTAATTCGAGCGGTTCCTGTGTAATCAATTTCCGTTTCTTGAATTTTTTCTTGATCAATTGCATGCATTGCATTAACCGTATCTGAGACATCCTGCTGACTATACTGTTCTAAAGTATATTCGGAGATACCGAGAGGAGAAGCAGCATAAAGTTTTCTAATATCGTCAGCAATTTTTTCGCTATAAGCCATAATATCACCTCCAATCAAACTAATTATAGCAGATTGGAGAGTAACCAAAATGGGAGGCTAGAAAATGAGTAACGAAGAGTTAACTTTGTCAATCAAAACTAGTCAAAGAGAAGATGGGTCTGCATATAATGCCATTCAACTTGGTGACTGGAAAGTAGGACGATTTGTAACAGGTGTTCATTTAGAAATACTAGGCGGTAAACGACCAAAGTTAATTATTGAATGCTATCCAGAAAGAATAGATGTGGATGGTTTAGAAGTAGAGGCTTTTTTAAAACAAATAGAGGAGGAAGAAAAATGAATAACATCAAACAAGCAATTATTAAATTAGAAACAATTTTAGAAAATGGTAATGAAAAAGAGAATAGATTATTCGTTAAGTACAACACTATAAAAAACATTTTAGATTTACTTGAAAAAGATCAAGAGCTAAAAATTATCGAAATGGAAGTAGAGCTGAATGGAGTAGAGGATTCCATAGAAAACGCTACTTTGTTAGAAACGAGATTAAGTGAAGCCAAATCTTTGGTGGAAGACTTGGCTAGCACTATAAACTCGTTAGAAATTAAGGTGAATTCTAAGGAAGAAATAAGGGAGTCAGAAAAGAGTTTAAAATTAAGATATTTTTCTAATCCAATTTCTGATTTTTAATATCTTCGATTGTTTCATGAGTTTCTTTTAGATATTCATCTAAATCTGCTACTTCAATTTTAATCTTAATACCTTCTTCATATGACGTTAAATATCCAGAAAAGATATCTGTTTCGTCTTCGTTTATAAGTTCTTTCTTTTTTAGTAAGTTAATCAAGGAATTAAATCGTTTCTCTAAATCGACTAAAACTTTAGAAGTATTGTAATACTCTACTTCGTTTCTTGTTACGGATGAATAAGTATAGGTGTTTTCATCAATTACAAAAGGTTTAATTGTTAGGAATAATTGAATTTTTCCTTTGGAATCAAATACAAATCTACCAAATCTACCATAGTATTTTTTATTATCAAACATAAAATCGAAAGACTCTTCATCAGTTAAATGAGATTTATATAATTCGATAAATAATTTTAGTTCTGAATTGTTTAATGTAGATTCCACACATATTAAGTCATTCAGAATATGATAATTTGATGCATTCAAAGAAAAATCCAATTCATTAATTATTAATTTAGTCATTTTACCCACCTCCCTTCACAAAAACTATAACACTGTGAAAGGGCGAACAGAAAGGAGAACAAAATGTCAAATTTACAAGTAATTGCAAATGAAATGTTACCAGTTTTAGAAAATGAAAAAGGCGAGAAATTTGTAAATGCACGGGAACTACATCAAAGCTTGCAAGTCGGTAAAAAATTTGCTACTTGGATTACCGATAAGTTTAGTAATTACGGATTTTCAAAGGATGAAGACTATTTCCCAATTTTGGGAGAAAGTACATTTGGCAGACCTCGAACAGAATACTTACTAACTTTAGACACTGCTAAAGAATTAGCAATGGTACAAAACAACGAAATGGGTCGAGCAATTAGAAAATACTTCATTGAAGTAGAAAAACAAGCGAGGAAATTAGCAACTGAATATCCAGCATTTTCTTACATGATAGATGACCCAGTCGCTAGAGCTAAAAAGTGGATTGAGGAGCAACAAGAGAAGCAAGAAGCATTAAAGCAAATCGAGGAACAAAAACCGAAAGTGATTTTTGCAGATGCTGTACAAACGAGCGAGAATACAGTTTTAGTAAAAGACTTAGCGACAATCCTTAAACAAAATGGCTTAGATATTGGGCAAAACAGGCTTTTTGAATGGCTAAGAGGAAGCGGATATTTGCTAAATAAAGGGACTTATTATAACAAGCCATCGCAAAAGGCAATGAACTTGGGATTATTCGAGCAAAAAACGCATATTCATACAGATAGGAATGGATTAATGGTGACAACATACACGCCGAGAGTGACCGGCAAAGGGCAAGTTTACCTATTAAACAAATTACTTGAAGAACATGGTTTAGTTTTAAGCTAAGCACCGCCTACCACAACGGTGCTTACAGACAACTTATAGTCACTGGGGAGCGACTAACAACAGTATATAACGATAAGTTGTTAATTAGTCGCTGAAAAAATAACAAAAAAAGGATTGAGATATTATGTTTCAAAAATCAATATCAGCACCAACCGCGATGCAAGTTTTAGCAGAAACTCGCACGCAAAAAGAGCTAGCGATAGATAGTTATGTAACGCCAGCACTAATAAGCAATCAGATAAGAGGAAAGCGAACAGTTTCACTTGAACAAGCAGAACAGTTAATTGATAGCTATAACGAACCAGAAAGCACCTATTTATTCGCACATGAATTTAGTAACGGAATGATACCGCCACTTTTAGACGGACTAGACAGCCACCACGCTTCTTTAACTAACCGCTTTGAATTAGAAGTGGCGGAAGCGATAAACACGCTAAAAAACGGCTTAGAGACGATGACATTCAATTTAAGAAAAGGTGACATGCTACAACGAGAAGCCGCGAAACAAGCTATTTCAGAAATAACGGATGTTATTGCATCTGCTCTAACACTGAACGCAAGTATTGCAAGAACTTTCAACATAGACTTGCAACAAGTTTTAAACAAACGTGATCAATATTATCAAAAATCTGGATTAGTAAGGAGTTGTGAAAAATGAATAAAGTACTTGTATCAGCTAACTACGAGGGTTACGAATCAAAAAATATTAATTTCACGGAATTAAATAATATCGTCAAAGGCCGATTTGAAAATATGGACCAAAAAGAACGAAAAAAAAGAGCAGATAAATTTAATCAAAAATTTGAAGTGACTAAAAATTTAGTAGATGGCCATTTACGTGAAATTATTGTGCCAAGGCGCGCACTATGAAAAATCAAATGTTATACAGCATCTTAGTCATAATAGCAGCGGCATTAGCATTAATAAACTTATGTAATTTGATTTTAATTCTAATTTTAATTTAGGAGGCTACAACAATGGCGGAGCGAATTTTTCGTAAAAAGACGATTTTCGGGGATAGCGAGATTTTCATAGATGACAGAACAAAAATGATTGCTAATCCGGCTTTTAGACAGAAGATAGCACTAATTGAAACAGGTTGCGAAAAAATGACAGACTATATCGAAGAGCTGAAGCTTAAAGGCTATGAGGAGGTCACAAGATAATGGATGTTTTTGCAGTAATGATTTTAGTTTCATTCATGTCTGTAATCGCAGGCTACTGGCTGAGAGGAAGTGATAAACGTGGTTGAAAACCCGCTTGTGGTTGATGATCTTTGGAACGACGATTTTAGACATTAAAAAAGCACGCATAGCAGTGCGCGCTTAAGGGATTTGAGATATTACCTTAAGAAAATTATACCTCAGGTCCATTAAAAAATCAATGGAGGTAACATATATGTGGTTTTTAGCAACCTATTCAAACATCAAAGTAAAAGTGTTTGATTTTAGCGAAAGTGAAGCGGCGACCGAATTATTTAATTATCTCCGCTTCTATCAAAGTAATAAAGAAGGAAGTAAAGAATTCGACGATTTAATTAAGATATACCAGTTGTTAGTTGGAGCAGAAGGAGTGGTTAACGTATGAATGAATTAGGAATGGAATTATCTAAGCAGCAAGGCAACGGAGTTATGGCTCATGCGACGGCGAGTCGTGAAATGGAGGAAGTAAAAGGGCAAATTTTTATGGCGCAAAATTTCCCGCGAAATCAATATCAAGCAGAAATACGAATTTTAGAAGCATGTAAACGACTTAGATTAGCGGAAACTGCAATCTATCAATATCCGCGAGGTGGTCAAAAAGTAATTGGTCCATCAATTCGCTTAGCAGAAGTGTTAGCGCAGAACTGGGGAAATATTAGCTTTGGTGTTAAGGAATTAGAAAGAAACGACCACGAATCTACAGCGATGGCTTACGCATGGGATGCTGAAACAAATACTAGAACAGAAAAAATATTCACCGTGCCACACAAACGAACAACTAAAAAAGGAACGCAGATGGTTACTGACGAACGAGATATATATGAGCTTGTAGCTAATATGGGTTCGCGTCGATTGAGAGCTTGCTTATTGAGCGTTATTCCCGGAGATATAGTAGAAGCCGCAATGCAACAATGCAATGAAACATTGAGAAACGGTGGCGGAGAAAAACCACTTAAAGATCGCGTTGGGGCTATGTTGACTTATTTAAAAGAACAGTTCGGTGTTACTCAAAGTCAAGTCGAGAAACGTTTTGGGTATAAAACTGACTCATTTACTGAATATGACTTAGTTCAGACTAAAAACATAATTAATTCGATAAAGGACGGTATGTCAAAAATAGAAGATTGGTTCGATAAGGATTTACCAACAAAAACGGACTCTTCGAAATCTGAACTCGCAAAAGAATTGGAACCAGAAAAAGAAGAGGTGAAAACAGATGACAAAGAACAAGCCGTTGAAACTGACCAAGGAAAACTATTATAGTCATGCAGCTAATTTAGATTACATGTCCGTTTCGCAATTCAAATCTTTTATGGATTGCGAAGCACGGACAATGGCAGAACTTCATAAAGAATGGTCTCGCAACGCATCTACAGCGCTTTTAGTTGGCTCTTATACACATACGGCATTTGAGTCAGAACAAGCTTTTAACGACTTTATTTCTGAGAATGAAAAGAAGATTTATAAAGCAAGAGGAACAGGGAAACGGGCAGAGTTTGAACAAGCTGATTTAATGATTGAAACGATTAAAAAAGACCCGCTGTCGATGATTGTAATGGATGGAGAAAAAGAAGCTATTGTTACTGCAAATTTATTCGGAACAACTTGGAAAGCGAAATTAGATGTGTTGAACCATGATAAAAAACGGATAGGCGATTTAAAGACCACGCAGGAGCTACAGAAACGTTTCTGGTCGGTGAAATACAACGGTTGGGTATCTTTTATCCAAGCATATGATTATGTGCTTCAAATGGCTGTTTATAAAGCTATGGTGGAATGTCATTTTGAAGGAGAATATAAACCTTATATCGTAGCAGTTACTAAACAAAATCCACCAGATAAAGCGGTAATACAATTCCATCAAAACTGGTTAGATAGTGAATATAGTTTTTTGGAAGAAAAAATGCCACGAGTTATCGCAGTTAAGAATAAAGAACTTGATGCAATAAGATGTGAAGAATGTGAGTATTGCCGAGCAACTAAACAATTAAAAGATGCTATCAATTTAGAAGACTTATTGAAGTAGATAAGGCAGGGGAATTGCATGGATGGTTATATAGCTTTGCACAGAAAAATAATTGATAGCTGGATATGGCAAGACCCCGAGTATTATCGGCTTTGGTCATATTGCCTTATCAAAGCTTCATTCAAAGAAAGAGACGTATTTATAGGACAGCAAATAATCAAATTAAAGCCCGGGCAATTTGTAATTGGTAGAGACAAATTGGAAGAAAAAATGAATATAGGCCTGAAAAAAAAGTGTTCAGCAATTACGTGGTGGAGACGATTGCAGAAGTTAGAAAAGGCTAAAATGTTGAACATCAAAACGCACAACAAATTTTCTATTGTAACTATTGAGAATTGGGGACTTTACCAAGGCGGCGAATTAGAAAATGAACAGCAAAATGAACAACAGACGAACAACAAACGAACAACAGATGAACAACAAACGATCACAAACAATAAAGATAATAAAGAGAAGAAAGATAATAAAGATAATAATAAACGTCAAAACAAGTTTGACGAGATTCATTTTTCTTTAGCAAAACTATTGTTTGAAATGATCAAAGAAAATAACCCGGAAGAACGAGAACCAAAATTGGAAAAATGGGCTAATGACATCCGCATCATGATTGAACAAGATAATCGAGATACTGAAAAAGTTAAGAATGCAATTATCTGGTCGCAGAAAAATGATTTCTGGTGCGGTGTTATTAAGTCCCCTAGCTCGTTAAGAAGGAATTATGACAAAATGGCAACTCAAAGGAATAAACCGGCAGTCAATAAGCCCGCTTACAGCAAATACGGAAAACCAGTTAAACAAGAAGTTTTGCCGGATTGGTTTGATAAAGCAGAGAAGCAGCCAGAGAATAAAAAAACAGAATCAAGCGGAGACTTAGAAAAGAAAGTAGCTGAAATTAAAGCGAAGTTAGCTGCTAGAAACGAGGTGCAGACGTGAAAATATTAGACGCTTGTTGCGGTAGTCGGATGTTCTGGTTCGATCGCACAAATAAAAACGTCACTTTTATGGATAATCGAGAATTAGAAACGGAATTATGCGACGGTAGGAAATTAGTTGTAAAGCCTGATGTTGTAGCAGACTTTAGGAGTATGCCATTCGATACCAATACATTTCACTTAGTAGTTTTGGATCCACCGCATTTAGTGAAAGTTGGCGATAAATCATGGTTGGCCAAGAAGTATGGAAAATTAGAACCGAAGACTTGGCAAGAAGATATTGCAAAAGGATTTAGCGAATGTATGCGAGTTTTAAAGCCAAACGGAACATTAATTTTCAAATGGAATGAAGAGCAAATAAAACTAAGTGAAATATTAAAAGTAATTGATCACGAGCCGCTTTTTGGCAATAAGAGAGCGAAAACGCATTGGTTGGTATTTATGAAGGAGTGAGAGCATGACAGAATACGCCCTCTACAAAGGCGACGATCTGTTGAAAATCGGTACATTAGACGAATTAGCAGAGTTTAGAAAAGTAAAGCGTGAAACTATATTTTTCTACGCTACGCCTTCTTACAGAAAAAGAACGTCAGAGAAGGGACTAAGAGTTATAAAACTGGATTAGGAGGAAGCGGAATGACAAAAGATGGTACAAAAGAAGCTCTTGCAGAGGTAGGGGTTACTCGAAAAAATCGACTGCTAAGAAAGATATGTCGGCATAAGGATAAAGAGATATTTAAGGATACATCCTATGACGGGATACAAGGTGAAAGGCGTGTGGTGGTTTGCAGAAATTGTGGAGAATTAGTTTCTGATTTTATTGCAAAATATGAGGGTGGCGGCTTTAAATGAATATAATCAAAAAAGGTGACCGAGTTCAGACTGTAACGGATACAGAGTGCAATAGGGCGGAGAGAAGGAGGAAGCAGAATGAATCAAGCAGAACTAGATGTCGTTATAGAAAAGCATGAGAAATGGTTACGTGATGGATATGGAGAACGTGCAAATTTAAGTTATGCAGATTTAAGACGTGCAGATTTAAGACGTGCAGATTTAAGTGGTGCAAATTTAAGAGGTGCAAATTTAAGTTATGCAAATTTAAGTTATGCAGATTTAAGACGTGCAGATTTAAGTGGTGCAAATTTAAGACGTGCAAATTTAAGAGGTGCAAATTTAAGTGGTGCAAATTTAAGAGGTGCAAATTTAAATTATGCAGATTTAAATGGTGCAGATTTAAGAGGTGCAAATTTAAATTGGATTAATTGGCGGGATGTTGTCGGTCTAACTGTAATAGCTGTACAAATTAATACTACGAGAAAAAACAATCAAATCACGTATATCAAAGAGCTGGAAATCTGGACTACAGGTTGTTTTCAAGGAACTTTAGAAGAACTAAAGACATCTATTGAAAATACGCATAAAGATAATGAAAAGTTAAAAGCTAAGTATTATCGTGTTATTGATTTTATCTTACAGGAGGCGGAGTAGATGAAGACTACTGATATTTATAATTTTAGACAATTGTTCTTTTTAGACAAGTTTTTGGTTGGTCATAAAGGTTTTGCGGCAGGAGGGTGTTTCAAAAACATCTTTAACAACGAGCCGGTAAAAGATATTGATATATTTTTTATAAAACAGGAAGATTTTATTGAAGCTAAAGAACATTTTTTGGATTTAATAAAAAAGGAACCCGACAATTGGAGCAAGTCATATAATAACAAAAACGTATGGGCAATATACTCTATAAAAGACAAGATTAGAATCGAACTAATTAAAAGTGTCTTTGGAACTCCAGAACAAATAATAGATGATTTTGATTTTACGATTACAAAATTTGCATATTATACTGACTATGGAAAAGCTGATGAAGATGATTATCTAGCGCAGTTTGAAGTTATGTACCATGAAGACTATTTTGAGCATCTTCAAACGAAAAAGTTAGTCCTTGATAACGCTATTCCTTTCCCTATATCAACTTTCAATCGCAGCTATAAATATCAAAAATATGGATATGGTCTTTGCAGAGAAAGCAAAATTAAATTGCTTCAATCAATATATGATTTACCTAGTATTGACGCGGAGCAATTAGGACTTTACCTGTACGATGGAAAAGATTGA